GCCGCCCGGGCCTATCGGTGACGCAAAAAATTATGACATATTAAAAAGTGGAATAACCGCTCCCGACGCCGCCGGCGCCATTAGCTTTTTCAAAAACGGCTCCGGCGCGCCGGGCGCGCTCGCCAGCGCCGTGGCGCAGGGAAAGTTAATGCTCAAAGGAAAATCAAATATTCCATCTCCTTCTGCAATACTTCCTGCCACTCATGATTTAGGATTAGTAAAAACAAGCTCAGGTACTTATGTTCCTGATAATCAATTAGGACCAGGACTTTTTTTAGGAGCTACAAACGTTGCTAGAACGAAACAGTTTAAAAATGCAGGTAGCATAAATTCAGGACAATCAATAAAAACTCATCCAGAAGAAAGAAGGATTATAGGGATCTTTAAGACAAACAATTACTGTAATAAACATGAAAACAATGGTCCTCTTGCGAACATAGCAGCTGCATACATGGATTTGACCATCGTCAATGATACGTCGAGACTTCATAGGCAGCAATCGACCCTTGATTTTCGTGCGTCTAATGTTTTTCCCGGAAAAATACCTCAAAAAAAATCTAAAACGTCAACAGAGAACCCCGTCGCCGGCGAGCCGGAAAATAAAAGCGCCCCAAAGCCTAGTGAATAAAATCTAATTATTTTGAAATTTTAGTCTAAAATTTAATTACGGTAATGAAGTATTATCGGTATTATATTTACCGGTGGTATTCATGTCTGTTTATAAGTTTAAAAGTGTAGGAAAAACTGCTTCAATAGAACAAATTGAAGCAATACAGACTGCTCAAACGCCGTTTGGAATAAAAACTCCATTACGCCTAGATGATAAAAACATTTTTGCAATGCACTACAATGTTTCAGATCAAATACATGACAATTTAAGAAATTTGTTGCTTACAAATTGGGGTGAAAGATTGGGGTTATACGACTTTGGAGCAAACTTAAGAGAGTTGACTTCAGAATTTACTACATTGGGTTCTTTTGACGATGAAGCAATAACAAGAATAAAAAATGCAGTATCAAAATGGATGCCTTTTATAAATTTAAAAAATTTTTCTTCTTCAATTGATAGAGAAGAAAACCAAGATGTAGGTATATTAAAAATTAATATAACTTATGACGTCCCTAGGGTCGGAATAAGAAATAGAGCTCTTCAAATATCAATGTATGTGACATAAAATGGCAAAAACAGCATTAAAACAATTTAGAAACAGAAGTTATCTTGCGAAAGATTTTGATGCGCTGCGCGCAAATTTAGTTCAATATGCAAGATTATATTACCCTGATAGGATTCAAGATTTTTCTGAATCTTCTCTTGGAGGATTGCTTCTTGACATGGCGGCATACACGGGCGACGTCATGTCTTTTTATATGGATCATCAGTATACAGAACTAGATCCAGACACAGCGATTGAAACAACAAATATTGAAAGGCTTATTAGATCTGCTGGTGTACCCATAACAGGCGCGTCGCCGGCGACTGTAGAGGCTACTTTTTTTATAGAGGTTCCTGCAGTATTACTTGATGGAGCTTACGTCCCGCGTCCTGGGGCTTTGCCCATAATAAAAGCAAATTCTATCTTTACATCTCTTACGGGAATTGAATTTATTTTGCTGGCAGACGTAGACTTCGCAAGAAAAAATGTAGATGGACGACACATCGCTGAAGTTAAAGTTGGTAAATTAAATCAAAATGGAACACCTAACACATTTACGATGGCTGCTACAGGAATTTGTATTTCTGGAACTGAAACTACAGAAACATTTACTTTAGGAGATTTCGTACCATTTAAAACAATCACACTGTCACAAAATAATGTTACTGATGTTTTAACAGTTAATGATAGCTTAGGAAATTCATACTATGAAGTTAGTTCTTTAACTGATGATGTCGTATATAGAAACGTTTTAAACACAGCTAGCGATTATAACGACGTATCAGACGCTTTAAAAATAGTCCCTGCTCCTTATCGATTCGTTAATATTGTTGATCTACAAACTCGTTCGACAACGTTGTTATTAGGAGGAGGAGATGATAACAACCTTGAAGATGATGCTGTTCCTGATCCTTCTGACTTTGCAATATCTTTTCCTTATTCAAAAACATTCTCAAGAACTTCAGTAAATCCTTTAAGGCTTTTGAATACAAGAACGTTAGGAGTATATGCACCAAATTCAGCATTAACCGTTACATACAGATATGGTGGAGGATTGAATCACAATATTCCTGCAAATAACCTTACAACCGTTTCTAGATTGTCTTTAGAATTTCCATTAAATCCGACCCTAGAAACAATAAGTTTTGTAAGAAGAAGTTTTTCAGTGACAAATACTTCATCTGCTGCAGGTGGAGAAAACGCTCCGACAATAAATGAACTAAAAGGATTGATATCATCAATTAGAAATTCTCAAGAAAGAATTGTCACTAGAGAAGATTTGTTAGCAAGAATATACTCGATTCCTGCAAATTTTGGAAGACCGTTCAGAGCTGCAGTAAGGTCAAATCCAGACAATCCACTTTCTACGCAATTGTTTATAACTTGCAGAGATTCTTCTTCTAAATTGATACAAGCCCCTGACACTTTAAAAGAAAATATAAGAAAATATTTAACTCCTTATCGATTAATAACTGATGCAATTGATATCTTGGACTCAAGAGTAATAAACTTATCTTTTCAGTTTGATGTACTAATCGATCCATCGCTAAATCAACAAATAGTATTACAATCAATCATCAACGCCTTGGCGCAGCAATTTGATACAACAAAATTTTATATAGATCAACCTATAGTTTTATCAGAAATTCAAAACATTATCTACTTAACACCAGGAATAATATCTATAAACAATATTGAATTTAAGAATTTAACTGGCACTGTGAATGGAAGGAAATACAGCGAAGTAAGCTATAACGTAAAAAGTAATACTAGAAGAGGGATATTGTATCCATCAGAAGGTGGAATATTTGAATTTAAATATCCTGAATTTGATATCATAGGAAGGACTGCTTTATAACATGTATAAGATTTTAAAAGCAGATAAAGATGCTTATATAACGAATCGTTATATAAAAATAGCTAGCTCTGGTTCATTTCGGACTGGATCAAACGTTGGTTCAGCTGGTACTCTAGATTTATTTAAACTTTACGGTGTTACTTTTACAAACAATGATGCTTCTTTGCCAAATCTAGAATTAAGCAGATTATTGATTCATTTTGATCTACAACCTTTAAAAGACTTGATATATTCAAGTTCAATTAATATCAATCATAGATCTTTTAATTGTTCTGTCAAACTTTTTGACGTTTATGGAGGTCAGACTACACCATCAAATTTTGACATTTCTTTATACCCATTATCAAAATCTTTTGATGAAGGCTCAGGAAGAGATGTCGTTTATTATTCTGATTATGATGCATGTAATTTTTCTTCGGCTTCCATAAACGTTTCATGGGAATTATCAGGATCTGGTAAGGGTGGTGGTGCAGAAACAATATGCGATTATATCACTTCATCTGCTAATTTAGGAGGTTCTAGTTTAGAAGCTACGCAACATTTTAAAACAGGTGAAGAAGACTTAATCATTGATGTTACAAAAATTGTTTCAGCAACAGTTGTAGGATTACTTCCTGACAGCGGATTTAGACTATCTTTAAAACCGACCTTAGAAGATGATAAATTCTCATATTTCGTAAAGAGATTTGCTAGTAGAACTGCTTATGATACATCAAAACACCCAAAAATCATTGTAAAGTATGATGATTCGATACAAGATGATGTTCAAAATTTAAGGTTCGATCAAAATTCAACAATATTTCTAAGAAACTATTTACATGGAGAACTTTCCAATATAACGAGTGGTTCATCTTCGATAACAGGATCGAATAGCTTATTATTAAAATTAGTCACAGCAGTTTCAGGAAATGGATCTTATTCATTAATCTTCACAGGTTCTCAACACTTTGATGGGGTGAACTATTATCCAGGAATATATTCAGCTTCATTTACAATACCACAAACAAATCAAACGTTGTATAAAGAGCTACAACATTCAGGATCAGTGACGTTTACTCCTATATGGTCGTCATTAGATTCTTCGGTGGCTTATCTTACTGGAAGTAAATTCGTTGTTTATCCTCCACAAAGATCAAATTCAACAATTGATTTTAAAAACTATGTTGTAACGACTTCAGGTTTACAAGATTTACATGGATCAAATGAAAATATCTTTATTAGAGTTAATGTGTTTGACTACACTTCTCCTACCATTAAGCTTGTAAAAAAACCAATTGAACTATCAGGGATTGTAATTCGAAGAGCATATTATCAAATAAGAGATGCAGCTACAAACGAAACGATCATCGCATTCGATGAAGCATATGGATCAACAAGAATTAGCAGCGATTTTAACGGGATGTATTTTACATTAGATTCTTCTAGTCTAACGAAGGATAGAAGCTATGTAATGGATATAATGTTGATAGTTGGAGGAACAAAGAAAATATTTAAATCTGTTTCCAATGTGTTTAAAATTAGTGATACTCAGGTCAGATAAAAATGGCAAATTATAAATCAAATCCTTACATTCCTTCGTTTTTAAAAGCTGCTTTACAAAATGGAAGATCATTATCATTAACATTTGCCGACGTTTCTGGATCTAATGTCAACAATCAAAATGCATTTGGATATTCTGCAGAAGGAACCGGGTTAAAATCAACGCAACAATTAAATGTTGATTGGTCAAAATTTGAAAATCATACTTTTTTTATGTCCGCTGAAGCTAAAGTTAATTTAGCATTTGAACAAATCATAAACGGATTTCCTTTTGATGGAAATAGAGAAGAAATAGAAAACTTTTTTTCTGAATTAACAGGATTTGATAAATGGGTTTTTGATAACTTTCCAAAGTTTAAAGGACAACTTCATTTTTCAGGAACCCAGTTATCAGAAACTTCTCCTCTGCTAGGAACATATATTTCTGTAAAAGATATCCCTGGATCATTATTTCCCTCGTTGAGTCCCAACGCTAACGCAGATTTATCAGTAATAAATCCAGGAATTAATGATTCGTTAAGCATAGAAATGCAATTAAAAATTCCTGAAATTTCGACCGATGGAACACAGGTTATATTACAAAAGATTAATCAAGACGATAATCATGGATTTTGTATTAGACTAAATCCTACAGCTTCAACATCTATAGTAGAAACTAGTTTCGATGTCTTTTCAGGTTCTTCTAATATGTCTGTTTCTGCAAACATAGAAAAAGGAAAATTTAATCATTTGTGCTTCATATTAGATAGAAGCGAAGGATTACACAATTTAAAACTATACAATAATGAATCTTTAATATCTGAATCTGATAACCAAATAAATTTTAGACGATTAAACATAGATTATGCAGACGTGTTGATTGGTAGCGGTTCTTCATATAATGTTGAAACGTCTTTAATAACGCCACAACAAACCTTATCTGGAAGTATTGACGAATTAAGGGTTTTTCATTCTGTAAGGACAATAGAACAACAGAAATCTTACGCTAAAAAATCTATTTATTCCACGCCTGATTTAAAACTCTATTATAAATTTAATGAGCCTCCCCCACCTTTATCACCAATCACAAATGATTTAGTAAATTCTATTGTTTTAGATAGTTCAGGGAATTCTTTACATGCATATATCACAAACTTTACTGGAAGCTTGAGAGAAAATTCTTCTGAAGACCAGACAAACAATTTAATTTATGAAAAAGATAGTCTTTCTCCAGTGCTGTTTCCAGCGTATTCAGACGTTGTTACACTAAACGTCAATTTATTAACTAGTGCCTCAAGTTATGATTCAGAAAACCCCAATCTAATTACCAGATTAATACCTAAACATTATCTTATAGAAGGTGCTGCTGATGAAGGTTTTTTTGAAGAAGATCAAAATGTTGGATCCGTATACGGCGGCCAAGGAATTCCTGGACAAGGACGATTAAACAATGTACAAATAATGCTGTCATTATTATACATTTGGGCAAAATTCTTTGATGAAATTAAATTGTATTTGGACGCATTTAGCAGTTTAAGAACCGTGGACTACGAATTAAACAGAAGTATTCCTAATAATTTTCTTCTTGACATTGCAAGACATTATGGGTTCTTTTTACCTCCTCTTTTTACTTCATCAAACATTGAACAATATATTTCTGCTGAAAACATCGATCCTTTAACTAAAGGTAACGAAAGTTTATCTCTTCAGTCCATTCAACACGAGATATTACGAAGAATTTTGATTAATTTGCCTGCCGTCATTCGTTCAAAAGGAACCCAACATAGTATTAAAGCATTTATTCGTTCAATAGGAATAGAACCAGATGCTAGTATGAGATTTAGAGAATATGGCGGAGCGACCAATAAAAAATTATCAAATTCTAGAGAACAAAAAACAGACGTGACTGGAATTGTAAGTTTTTCTACAGGATCATTAATTACATCTAGGTTTTTGTCTGGATCAAGAACAGAAACAGGATACCCAGAACCTGCTGGAAGCTTTGTAAACAAGCGTGATTATAGCCCTCATGGAATATCGAATTCATTAAATGATGGGTTGTTTACTTCAGGTTCTTGGACTTTTGAGTGTTTGTACAAGTATAATCTTGAAACAGTTTCTTTAAATTCAACTACACAAAGTCTTGCTAGATTATGTGTAACAGGGTCAGGAATACAAAATCCTGGATTAATCGGAAATTTAATTGCATATTATGATGAAACTTCGCCAAAAATTTCCTTATTTTTAAGACCTGGAAATGATTCAAATGCTAAATTTTTGAATATGTCTCTAACGTTACCGCAGGATTCAATATTTGGTGGAGATTTATGGAATATTTCATTTGGTTGTGAAAGAAATGATTCAATAAATTCAGAGATATCATCTTCTTACTTTTTAAGAGCTGGACTTCAAAATGACGGAGAAATTACGCACCTATTTTCTACATCTTCTTATTTTTATGAACTAACTGGATCAGCTTCTCCATTAAATAGCAACGTTTTTAGAACGATAGATTTAACTCATGAAACGAACGTTTCAGGATCGTTCATTTGTGTGGGAACAAATCAAGCTATACCTGCTGGTTCTTCGGCTGCACATAGGTTTTTAAATAATTCTTCTATTGTCTTGGATTCTTCGGCAAGGCAAACAACATTTGACGGAAGAACAATGAAATTAAGATTTTGGTCAAAATCTTTTAAAGAAAGTGAATGGATAGAACATATAAGAAACTATCAATCATTGGGTGTAGAAGAACCATTAAAAAATTATAACTATGAAAGAATCTTGACTGGATCTTTTGAGCGTTTAAGGCTGGATTCATTAACAAAACAACAAGTTAAAGCAGCAGACACAAACGGGAATATAACATTTAATGATTTCAGCGAAAATAATATGCAATTATTTGGATCAGGATTTCCCAATGATAGGAATTGTATAACACCTGAAATTATTCGTTATACCCATTTATCAGCATACTTTGATGAATCTATAACGAATGATAAAATAAGAATTCGTGGATACAAAAACGAAGATTTAATTGATAGAAATCCATGGTCCCAAAAGGCTCCGGCTTATGAAATTGTTAGATCAGAATCCCCTATTGATGATTCAAGATTTTCTATAGATTTTTCTTTAGTTGATGCTCTAAACAAAGATATTGTTAATATGTTTTCTACATTTGACTCTTTGCAAAATTACCTAGGTAATCCAGAGTTAATGTTTTCATCTGACTATCCAGATTTAGAAAAACTTAGAAATGTTTATTTTAATAGAATAAAAAGCAAGCTTAACTTTAAAGCATTTTTTGAATTTTACAGTTGGTTTGATAGTTCTATTAGCACGTTTATTGAACAACTCATACCCA